CACTGAGCATTCGCGAATCGTATACTGTCGCGACCTCTTGTTCCGTGAAACCATGCGACATGGCTGTTCGCCGCATCGAATTGATTTCCTTCCGAAGGGAAGCCTCGTCAGGGATCTTATTGTCCATGACGAACCTCGCGAATTGATCCTTCGCGTAGGTTTCCGTGACGCGGGCTTGTTCTGCTGCCCGCTCTTGCATCGCCGCCGCTCTTTGCTGCCGCAGCGTGTTCAGTTTTTGGTCCACCGCCTCATATTGTTTTCGAAGCATGTGGGCTGATTTAGGGTCTCTTGTGAACTCCTCGTCCCAGTTCGGCTGTTGCGGGATAAGCGTAAGAATTTCCTGCTCCAACGCCGCGTTCTGGTTTATGTAATGGTCACGAGCCTGCGCAACTCTTTGCGCTTCGGCCATGACTGTCTGAGAAGCTTCGTTTACTTTATTCATCCGCTGATGGAACGTCTCGGTGCGGATGTACCCTTCTAACGCTTGCTTTAGGGAAACCTCCATCGGTTTCCCATCTACAACTACCTCATACCTTTCGGTGTCTTGCTCGGCGTCCCCGTCGGGCAACTGCTCCCCGCCCTCGGTCTCCCCGTCGCCGTCTGGAAGTATCCCTTCACCTTGTGACTCGGACTCGTCGTCACCGTCCCCTTGCCTACCCGTTTCACCGAAGTGTCCGTCGTCGGCGGAGGCATCGTCGCGTCCCGCTTCATCGGAGCGAGGACGTTGGCGACCCTGCCTTTCATTTTGGGAGGACGTTTTGCCGGATCGTGTGGAAGTCGATCCATCTTCGAAGGGGTCGCCATTTGCTCTCTCCTCTTGGCGACGCATACGAGCGTCTTCGCCACCATCTCTGGTGTCGCCAAACTCGTCGCCTTCAGTCTGACGCTCGGAGAACAAAGGCTCGGGCCTAGAGCGCGCCTCAGCAAATCGGCCAGCTTGGTCACGGGTTTGGACACGCTCAGTACTTTCGAGAGCGTTTCGAAACGCACCAGCAGCTTGATCAATTCCCTCGGGCATTCTTTAAGGCCATCTTATAATCATTGATGAGGATTGCTAACTCAGTAGCAAGGCCTTCTAGGGCGATAATTCTAGCACACAGCCGCGCGCCTGTCAAGTCCCCGCCACCGTTCTCCAGGAGTTCCTGGAACCATCGTTTCCTAAGCTCCAACGTCGCCCATTGAAATGCCTTATTCTCAAGCAGCGCCTTAGCCAGCTCAGCGCGCTCGCGGATAGGCTCAATATCCGGTTTCTGAGGCGGATCAGGGATGCTCATCCTCCCCAACCCCAGTTCTGATCGCTCCGATCCTGCGCCGCCCTGATATGCGCCATTATGCTGGGATCAGTTGGAATATAATTGGGATCCGACATAGGCGTTGTCGGCAATTTTTGATTAAAAAAGCCAGTCTTTCTCTGCCAATCGACAGCATCGAGATTGAAGGGCATGTAGTAGCCGCTCATGTTGTACGACTGAAAATCTTGATCGTGCGGCCTCGACGCCCATTGAGCCGGTCCCGCCGCCACGCGTCGATCCTCAACATTTTTCGAGCTGGGCATCTGCTGGTAAGCAGGATTGATCTGATCGCCGAGCACCGGTTGCAACGGCGGCCCATTCCACCAATTCTGTAGCCAACCAGGCATAGAGTTTAATGTGAAGCCGGGCATATTTATTCTCCAGCCGTCGGTTTCGCCGCCTCCATCGCTATCCTTTCCCGCTCAATCTGGCCCCTCTGCAACTCTTGGATGTGTTCGAGAGCCAGCTTCTGGCGCTCAATTTCCAGCTTCTGCTGATCATAATCTGCTTTCTGCTCGAGCTGCGCCCGCTGCAGCAGAGCAGTAGCATTGTTCTTGTCCGTCTCGATATGTTGCTGGCCAATTTTCGCGGCAGCGTCCGCCTTGACTTTCTCGTATTGCGCTTTGGAAGCAACCGTCATCGGATCGGGCTCCTTCGGCGCGGATTGCATGGCTTGCAGCGTTTGCGGGTCCGGCATCTTGAAGTATCGGCTCACATTCTTGATGTTGAGCATCTCCAACATGTCCGTAACCGTATTCAACATTTCGGGGATTCCACATATTGGATTATTCAACCCCATCTGACTGACCAACGTCTGCTGATCCTGCTTGATCTGCGTGAGCGCCATCATCCGCGTAACGTCGGTGCCCTTGCCTAGGGTCGGATTAACCTCGACGTTCATCGTCGCGTCGTAAGTGCTCGGATCGAATTGCTGGAAGCTTCCGTTGACTCGGAGAATCCGCGGTGGGTTCGGGTTCTCACAGATTTCACAAAATAGACCCTGGAACAGGTCCTTAAATCCCGTCTCCGCGAGAACCCTAGCCACCAATTCAATGCGTTCCTGAGCGCCGGAGATGATTGCATCAACGCCAATCATGGTCGAAGACTGCAATGCCTTGGGGTCAAGGCCCTTTGCCGCATCGGAGAGGCCAGTTCGTCGCTGCAACACTTCGTTAAGCTGCTGGATAATCGGAAGGACTTGCTGCCCGACGAATGGAGTCTGAGTGTAAGATACGGCGGTTGCCGGATCACCGCGCGTCCGAATGATAGCGCCCAAGTCATCATTCATCGCATCGTCGAGATTCGTCATTAATTCATTGACGGTCATCTTCGGATTGATAGACTCCGCCAGCGAATCCAACATGCCACGGAACATATTTGACTTAATTCGCTGAATATCGAGCGTTAGATCAGCAATACTATCCCCAACGATAGTGTGACTAATAGGATCAACGCTAAAGCAGGCGAACTTAGCGCGGTTTGCAGACTCGTCATTGACGATGTGATGATCTTCACCCATCGTGCAAATATACCTAAGCTGAGTCGAACCGTTGCCTTCACGATCAACCCAAATATACCATTCCCCATACATCACCCCATCGCCAATACGAGTCGACATTCCGCGACCTTCATTACGGAGTTGAGCCTCCATCGTGAAGTTGTGGATATCCTGCGTCTGAATATAGTTGGCGCACATATCGCGGTCATAACCCATCGCGACCAATTCATCGATGTAAACGATGCGCTCGTGGCCAATGATGCGAGAGCGAGACAAGCTCCTCGCGTAACGGTCAAGGCGCATCTCCTCTGGCGGAACGCCCGCTACTTTGATGATCGGTTTCGAAACAGTGAACTCAATAACCACCTGAGGAAAGAGGCCAGTTTGGCGATCAACCGGATCCGCCTGGACAACCCTCGCTCCGGGGGACTCTTGGAGTAACAGTTGAACCTGCATCTGGTTAACGTTGGCAAATGTCTTGTAAGCTGTCTGAACATTGTCATCGGTCCACCACTTCACGAAGCCCGTCTTGACCGTCATCGCGTCTTTGAATGCGCCATAAAGGATCAAGAATCCCGGATTGTCCTGCCAGAACGTATAATTCACGTAGTTGGTAGCCTGTTCGGCGATCGCTAGTTCCTGCTCAGTGCGCGGAATGATTGTAATGACATTCTCCGACGCAGCGAATATGCGGATAAGGGAGGGGAGGATGCTGAGAATCGCATCGCGAACATCGGTGGACACAAACGTCGATTTGTTCAGCGTCGCCGAATTGTAACGGTCATTCAGAATATCGCCGAATGTCAAATTCGGGTCGGTCAGAATGCTCGAAGTCTCTTCCGGGGGCAAGCTCCCGATGCTTGGAAGCATTCCGTAATAATATTTCTGCGCCTCATCGCGATATTTCGCGAGCACGGAGTTCTCATAATCTCTCGTGTCGTTGATCAGCGAATCGATGAATTGCTGATACGAATCGGGATCACCAGGATCGTACTGCGAAGCTGTTCCCTGATCCTTGAAGGTATAGAACAGACGTTCCATACCCCCAGCGGCTTGCTGCGTGTAAGACATGTCGTTATCCTACCATCTGGAACGGCCAGCCATATTTCTGAGCTTGAGGCAGAGCATTAGGAGATGGCCCATAAGGAGTACCTGTCGCGCCCTGCCTATTCATCGAGGGCTGCGGCGAATTATTGAATATATCATCGGGGAGGTTCTGGAACATGCCACCGACGTTGAATCCGCTTCCACCACCTTGCGGATTCGCCGCGAGCGCGCCTCTCGGTTGTTGGGGCTGAGCTTGCTGCGGGAACTGTCCTTGCTGCCCCCAACCAGCGTTCTGGGGTCCGCCGAAATTACCTGCGGTGTAGATCGGAGCATTGCGGGGGCCTTGAGCGCCCCCTCCAACGCCGTACTGAACCAGCGAATAATTGGGGTTAAGGTTGTTCCCGGTGCGGTTCGCGCCTAGGGGGGCGGGAATGCCCGGAGAGGGCGCTCCGCCGACATTCGATGGGTTCGGGCGCGGCGGGCCAGCAACAGGACGCCGGGGAACCATCGTTCCGCCGAATGAGCCTGGGGCCATTCCGGTGTTCATGTTCATCGCAGCGTCAACTGCTCGCGGGTCGCCACCCGCAACGGGGTAACCCCCAGCAGTCGGCGGCGTCACCATTCCCATCTGCATGTTCACATCGGGGCGCGGATCTCCCGAGTTTACGGCGGGAAACATTGACATATCCGACGAATTGCCCGGATAAGCCTGAGCGAGCAGCGCATCAAGCCACGGAGGATTCTGACTGGCCATTTAACTTCTCCACGTCACCGCTTTCACGGCCCACATCTGAGCAGTCTGCGCCTCGGTAATCGCGACCGAATACATGCGTTTCACTTCGGGATTATCCGACTCTTCGCGCGCTTGATGGCAAAGATCAATAAAGAACGCCGCCGCAGCTTTCAGCCCGAGCACCGCATCGTCGCCGCTGGGGTTGAAGGTATATCCGACGGCGCGTTTGCCGAAGCTCATCACCGGCTCATCCATTATATTGTTCCTCTAAGGCGTCGGCGAAGTGGTCCTTGGTGTCGCGCGGAGCTTGAGTATCCGGCGACCAAGTGGAAACTGGTGGAGAGGGTTCTGAAAGCGTCAGCAGGATGAGACGCCCAATCGTGTACAGGTCTGCCGAGACGGGAGCGCTTATAGGCACGTAGAGCAGACATTCCCTTGGTAGTTGTGTCCTTGTTGAACCAGGAAATTCCAAGAATGCCGCGAGTAGCGGCGATTCCGTCCTCGGGAGATGCGAGGGGAGCCGTAATAATAGGCTCGTCGAGAAGCTCTCCGAGTATCTGTCGTCTTGATTGTCCAGTCGCAAGTTCGCGCGCTTCCACGTCATGTGGGAGACAATGCGCCTTATATTGGTATCGAACAGTCCCGCTTGGACCCAGCTTCTTGCTGTTGATAACTCCAGCGTAATGTGATAGAGGCTGCCCGTAGCTCTGGTAGTAATCAATGACATGCACTTCGCGCCCGCATATTTGATAAAACCAGATGCACATGGCGTCGTGAATGCCCAAATCCCACGCAGTAATCACCGGCGAATTAAGGTCCCAGGGCACTTTGTCGATTCGGCCCTCCGCCATCATCTGATTCAGCGTCTCGGCGTAGTAAGATCCCTCAATCGGTGCCTCGAATGAGCAAAGCATCTCACGGGCGAATTCCTCCGGCGACATGTCGGATTGCATCTGCGCCACTTCATGCGGAGCCAGAGCGTCGGTGGCAGTCACCGGAATGATATGAATGTCCCAATCGGGGCTGGACAAATTTTTCTGCATCAAGGCATGAAAATGGTCGTCACCATTGCTAGTTCCGCTAACAATACCGAAGCCGCTATAGTCAGCCAAACACGGCCTGACGACACTGCTAAACACAGCAGGATTAAGGAGAGGAAACTCATCAAGAACAATGCCATCAAAGTATACGCCGCGCATCCTTTCATAAGCAGCTGAACCTCCATATAGCCGAATCGATGCCCCATTCGGGAGCACCGTCATCAAATCCCCCTCATAAAACCGAATATTTGGGATCGGCTCAGCGTAGTGTTTAGCATAACCCCAAACCAAGTCTTTTGTTTGATCGAAACTGGGTCCAACGTAGGCATATCGCGGCGGGGGATCTTTGCGCTGGAGCTTGAGGGAAGCGCGGAGTAGATGGTTATACTCCGCAACGGTTTTGCCTGCGCGTCGGTGAGCGCACACGAATTGGAATCGCTTAGCGGAAGCGTGAAGTGGGCGAAAGTGACTACGCGGAACATACGGAATCTCTATTCGGCGAGGCTCAATAACGTCTGCCAGTTCAGCGTCCATTAGCGCGGCGGAATAAGCATATCGTGACGCGCGGGAACGCAATTGCACCAATCCAGCGGCGGCGAATTAAGCTGGGTCCCGAGGATGTTATGATATTGTCCAAGCTGCTGGTTCTGCGTATTCTGCTGGCTCTGCATGGCGAGCTGTTGCATGGCTTGCGCATATTGTGCATTCTGCAATTGCGCGGTCAATTGCTGTGCTTGAGCAACGTGCGAATCCGGCGGGGGCGGGTCGCAACGCTGAATGGCGGGCGGTGCGGGAACCGCCGAATCGACACGCCATTGCAGCACCCTGTTATATGCCCGCAATTCCTCCATCGCCTCGTCTTGCTGATTCGCGCGGTTCAGCAAGAAATCCCGTTGACGCTGCACTTCGGCCATCATGATCTGGCTTGCCGCGAATACTTCGCGCTGACGTTTCGCCACTTCTCTCCAACTGCGCGCCCGCGCGCGGGCCGAATATAGAGCCCTCCGGAGTTTCCGAATGACTAGAGCGGCGTCCACTGCAGCGAATTCAGCTTTCATTTGCCATCTCTCCCTCGATGATAGATGAATCGTTGTCATCGTTCGACAGCGGGGTTCCGTCGGCCCACTGAATAAGTATGTTACCGCCCTCCGAATTGATATTGATCTGCTTACCGGGGCCGGTGCCGTATCCACGCAATCTGCCAAGACTTGAGGCTACGTATTTCGACATCGAATCACGGCGGGCCGAATCAATGGGGTCCCACAACGCGTCCTTTATATTCTCCTCGGCTTTATCGACCAGCTGTTCCCGCGCTTCATTCTGCTCCGCGAGAAGCCTCGGCGAATTATTGATAAACCGGCGAAGCCGAGAAGGGGCGACCTTGAGGCGAATAGCCGCCTTGGGGATGCTGCCGGACTCAAGCCATAAGGCCGTGCGAACCTCCTCTATGACCAAAGGAAGTGAATCTGGCCGCTCTCCCCACGGTTGCGTAGGTATCGGCTGCAGATCGCTCGGCAATTCGGGCACAGCTCTAATTTTAGCACACACGCGCGTGGCTGTCAAGTCCACAAAGGAGTTCCGGGAACCAGCTGGTATAGCAGTATATGCTGAGATTCGTTCCGAGCGCGACGGGTCCCGCGCAAGTTGCGTGCCAACAACTGCGAATTGTGGGGGGTTTCGCGAATTATGATACGTTATAACATTGCGGGCTCTCCTTGTGGGGGATCTGTTATGTTATAACATTCGGTTAACACTGTACACCCGCGATGCGTTGACAGCGTGCTCGCGCCGTGGTAGAGTGCGTCTGTGGTTGGGACGGCGAGCACAACGCGAGCGCCAACCACAGGAGAACCACCATGGTACGCAAGACACACAAAGGCGGCAACGTGCTCGAAATCGTGCACAGCGCCCCCGCAACCGCACCCGAGCAAGCGCCGGTTGTGCTCGACCCGGTTGAGCCAGTGCATGCACCAGCCCCCAAGACGGTCGTCAAGACCGCGTACAAACATCGCTATCAGGACAAGGCGAAGGCGCGCGGCCTCACCGACAAGGCGAGCAGGCGCGGCAACGGCGATTGGCTGCAACGCGAGTTGCAGGCCGAGACCTGCGACAAGCAGGGCCGGTTCGACCTGGGGCGCTTCGAGGCGATCCTCGACGCGAACGGCGTGGACTACTCGCGCTGGAACCGCACAAGCCACGGCTGGGTGGGCCGGGTGCGAATGAGCGGTTCACTCGTTCTACGCGGCGTGGTCGGCAAGTCGGGCCTATTCCGCACGCCAGAACACACGGTCGACCTGAACAAGATCGCCACCGAGGGCGACGCAGAAGCCGCCGCGTTCCTCGCCAAATGGGCGAACTAATCGCCTGGGCGCTCGCAATAGCGAGCGTCGTTCTCTTCTACGCTAACTGAGAACACTGAATGCCCTGGCGCAAGCTGGGGCGTTCGCGTATGTGTGCGGCGTTCCGCCTGCGCTTCTCCTTATGCTTATCCTTCCGCCTCCGCTCGGCGAGCTGCGCTTATCGATTCGCCTTGTTCTAGAACCGCGCCGAAGAGGGCGAATGAGACTTAGAGGTAGAGGCGGAAATAGAGGCGTAAGCGGAATTAGGCGTGCGGCTGTGGCGATTCGTGCGTGGCTTTTGTTCGGCGTACCTGCGAAGAGATCCCCCCGCGCCGCCCGCCGCCCCCGAAGCTCCCCGCCTTACGATGTTACGACATTGCACCTACCCCTCGATCCCGCGTTCCTACCCCGTACCCCGAAAAAAAGACACACACAAACTTACACGGCGCACTCCTTATTAGCGATACACAGAACGACCTCTACGACCTCCGCCTCCGGTCCCTTCTGTATTCGCTGCGGCAAGCAGGGATTGACAGAGCCGCCCCGCTGTGGTACAATTCACTCACGGCCCGAGCGCCGTACACAACGGAGCGCCTAAATGACAAATAACGACAACTCCAAATTCTTCCCAGCACACACCGAGATGGTACAAGAGACGGTGCAAGAATTAACCGAAGCTGCCATGACTTTCTGGCAATCCGCCGAGGCACCGACAGCGAACGACATGGACATTCTATTCACCGCCCTCGCTGAACACGACCACGGAGCAATCGAGGAGTTATTCGATCGCTTCAAGCTTATCACGCCATGGAAGGAGGACTAAATGACCAAACAAGGCGACAAATTCGGCGACGCGCTGTTGTCTATCATTGACACAGCGGAACAGAACGGCGTTTCCTACGCCGAGATAATTGAACAGCTCGAAAGCTACATCGAAATCGTCAAGGAATGGAAGCAAGAACGAGACGCAAAGGATCAACGATAATGAAGCTCATTGTTCCAGTAGAGATCGAAGTGGACGGCAACGACCACACGATCGAGCAACTAATGCAAGCCGTGGAGTTTTGTTTAAATGACGAAGCGTACCAGGACGCACGCAAATTCGCTGACGCAGAGGAACTGATGCCAGAGCTGGAAATCATCAGCTTGCGCGTTGTCTTCCCGGAACACACAGGGGCACCGAAATGAAAAAGTGGATTGCTTATCTGATGGACAACGACACCGTTGCTTATGGCTTGGGTGACGTCGGAACGGGCGGCACCAAAGAGCAAGCCATAGCGAACCTCCGTTCCATGTGGGAAGCCGGAATCGTGGACGATTCGGTGGATTTGGAACAGGCCTGGAACGAGTCGGTCGAGGATGGCGAGGCCATTCGCGGGTGGGGAACCGACAAGATGCGTCTATTCGCACAGGAGATCACAATATGAGCCGCATCAAACGACACGGTTTATTCACCTGCTGGCGCGCCGATGAAGTTGCCGAATGCCTCGATGGCGTTCCCGATTCGATCTATCGCTTCCTGTGGGAACGCATCGTTCCGCTGCAGGAGCCGATTCACACAAGCGACGGAGAGGCGCGATTTGAAGAACCTACCTTCGATTCGCCGTTGAGCAAGTTCTGGAATAAGCTCCCCGAAGAATACAAGCGACAGCTGAACCGACTAGCCGAACAGCACATGCGCAAATAGACCTTGACACCGTGCGCCCCCTGTGGTAAAATAGCCACAGGGGCGACACACAGGAGTCAAAATGAATCCGTTTGCATCAAAACTTACATTCGCTGCGCGTTGCGCAATCTTCGCTGGGCATTGGCATAAAGCGTATAACTATCCAGAACTAGCGCTCGCATTTGGCGTGAATGAAGAGACGATAGGCAAGATCTGTCGCGCGAATGGTAGGTCGCGTCATTACAAAGACGTATTCAGAGAGTCAAACAACCTGGGCGTCGAACGAATGTGGGACACTTATTCGGAGAAGATTGACATCGAGAAGCGCATCGAAAACGCACGGATGGAACGCGGCACACGCAATCCGCACATTCCTGAGTATTACGTAGACACCGGCCCAGGCACTTACTACCTCAAGAATTCAAAGGGCGTGTTGGTTGCTGCAAAAATTAAGCACGGCTCCGAAATCATGAAGCTCCACCCAAGCGAAGACTACAACGAAAACGATGGCTTCATGTATTGGTCACCTAAATGGAAGCGATGGGCACGCAACACAGACGAGCCGTGGGAAACGATCAACGATGTTCTGCGTTATTTTGCTGCGTTTCCGGATGATCTCGATGACTTGTAAACGGCGTTTACGAAATTCTCGGTAGAATCGAATCTTGACAGAGACCCCGCGCCGTGTTAAAATAGGCGTGTTCACAGGAGACGACAATGACACCCGAACAGGCTGCGCGCAAGATGCGCGCTAAAACCTTCGCCGAGGAGGCGAATACCAATGCATTCGGCTCTCCTCCAAAAGGTTATGAAAGGTTGTGGAAGATACCGCACGAGTTCCAACTAGCCCTTGCTGATATCATGGAGCAAAAAGGAGTAACGCCATACGCGGAAGACGAGATTTCGCTGATCGTATGGAACGTTATTCAATATGGCGCGGAATTCTTCGGCTCCACATTCAACGATTTCATGGAAGAGGTAAATTCATGGGCCGACGATCAAGATGGAGAGCCAAATGGCAAAGGGTGACACATATTCGGTGAGTCGATACAACGGGCAATTCGCTGTTACAAAGTATGACAAGCTCGGTGGCGAGGGAGACGTTTACTTCGTCACTCAAGACTTCAAGGGCGACATGTGCACCTGTTATGCGAGCAATAAGCAAGATTGCCGCCATCGACAAATGGTGCGCATCTTCCAGGACAAAAAGCGTGTCGATTCGGACTGGCGTTTCAACTACGATGAGAAAGTGGAGCCAAAGCGATGGCGGAGTATAAAATCATGAACACTAACGAATTCAGCGTCTACCAGTTCTTCAAGGGAGGCGGGCAGGAAAAGGTCCGCGAATTCGTCTCAGGAGAGGAGGCGGTAAAAGCGTTTCACCACTACACCAGCAATGTCGCAAGCCGCGTGGGCATCACCGAACGCGTCATAATCACAGACGGCGGCGATTGCATAAACATGGAATGGATCCATGGCAAGGGCATCACGTTCCCGCCCGAACTCGCCGTCGATCCGAAAGCCGAGGCCGACATGAAGAAAATCGTCGTCGAGTTCCACACCAAGGAGGACGGCGAGTAGAAAGAAGACTTGACAGGAACCTGCGGTCATGCTAGAATTCGCAGGTTCACACGGAGGCTCTAATGAAAACACTGCACCACACTTATGTCAAGAAGGCCGCCAGAATCGGCGTTCAGCTCACTCTGCAGGACAACCAAATTCGTGCGTTCTGGCCCGAGCGTAACCTAGAGATATTCGCTGCCGATGGCAAGGAAGCTATCGAATTGATGGAACAGGCGCAGAACACGGCTCGCCAAGACGACACAGCCGACCACGCGGCGGTAAGGCTTCAGAAGGAAGTGATGGCCAGATTCATTGAGGATCCGGTTCACACGATCGAGGGCGTTCCCACCAACGGCAAGCAAGCATACCACAAAGGCTACGTCGCAGGCGATTGTCCATTCGCTGAGGACGACCCAAGAGCCGAGCAATGGAACACCGAATGGGACGCTGCCGCCGATGAGCCGATTCCCTCGCCTGAGGAGGAAGAGAAAAAGCCAGCCAGCGTCGTTAAACCGAAGTACCGCGCAATCTACGCGGAACTCGGTCATCCAACCACCTGCGGCGATGAACTGGCAATGAAGATCGACAACCTCGTCAAGAACGCCAAAGGGACGAATATCGAGTACCTTGACGCCATCCTCGCGGCGAACCAAGTCGATATGACCAAATACAATCGAACCAGCCCTGGTTGGCAAGGGCGCTATCGAATGACCGGCAGGAATATGCTGGCCAAGCGAGTTCACGCGAATGGCGGCGTGCTCAAGCTGCCCGACACTACCGAATTGCGAATGAGCGCCGATTGGATGAGTTCACAGCGCTTCCAGAAGTAAGTAGGGATTGACAGCGTGCACGTCCCGTGTTAATGTGGGGCGTGCACGAGCATTGGAGAACCACCGTGAACATGACAGAGAAAGAATGGCAGCAATTCGCCGCCGCTAAGAAGCTCGATCCCGCAACGGGGCAGCGAACCACCGAGCAAGAACCCGAAATGTTGCCCGGAGATGCTTGGAGCGTTCATGAACGATTAGGCATGCACAAGCGCCCGCCCGATCCACCGAAGCACTGGCGATGGAGCGACGAATCGCTAACTTTAGCCACTGTATTCACCGGCATCGCCTACATCGCAATGTTGTGCACCGCAGCATACTTCATCGCAAAACTGTTTGGAGGCTAATGTGAAAACACGCAACTTGTATAGCGAGGCGGTGACAAAAGCCGCTGCTTGTATCATTGCCGTGTCTGATCCCGATAAAGGGATGGAAGCCCTCCAAGATTCATTAACCGAGTTCACGACGGATGTTAAGGCTAAGATAGCCACGACTCTGTTGGAAGCTTTGGCTGATATGAAGAGTCTGTCTACTAAAGAACTGCGCGAAATAGCTAACAGGAAGGACCACTGACATGGAACTAGACAAAGAGTACGTCACGCAACTGGAATTGTTGATTGATAAATTCGATCTCGAATCGGTTATATCCGCGCTGTCTTATATCTGCAGCGAAAAGTCCGTCCACATCTCTGAGAACTGGCAGGATGTGAAGCTCGCCAAGCAATGGATGCGACGCTCCATCGTTCTCGATTCGATCACTAGGTTGCTCGAAGATGGACGATTGGAGGTTTGAGATGGCTGGGCTCACCTACAAGTCATACAACTTCGTAGACAAAGACCCCATCATCGATGAGATTCGCACCGTTTATGAAGATTCGGGCGTGAACTATCAATGGATTCACGAACAATCAGGCGTCTCGAAATCGACGCTCGTTAATTGGTTTAGCGGAACTACCAAACGTCCGCAAGCAGCGTCGATCAACGCGGTTCTGCGGGCGCTTGGCTACAAGCTTGGTGTGGTCCCGCATTCAGAGCCGGTGCAAGTTCGGCCAGCGATGGAGCAGCCGAGTGTAAGGCACGTCGTGCAAATGGCAAGGTACAAGAGAGGCAAGAATGGCTAAGATAGAAATGAAAATTAGAATAACGTCTGAAGAGTTCATGAAGATGATAGCTCGTTATCTCCCGTTCGAGATTGTTTCAGCGGGGGAGTTGATAGAAACGCCGCCGCCTCCTGCCATTTTCGCTGAGAGGCTCAAGAAAGTTAAGTTTGATGGCGTCGCTAAATCACGCAAGATACAACCGACGAGAGGATTTGACCTCACCAAGGGCATGAACGCTGTCGTCATAGGAGTTCTAGCCGACGGCAAAACTCACACGACCGCCGAATTAATCGAAGCGCTGGCCAAAAATAACTATGCCAAGGCATCCATTAATTCGCTGGTCATGCGGCTCGAGAAATTTGGGTTCATTCAGCGGGTGAAAACCGGACATTGGAAGAGGATAGAGCATGCATTATCGAACCCCCAAGAAGCCAGTTGAGCCGAGGCATTTGCTGGCTGCTGAGATCATGCGGCAACAAATTAGGTTAAAGTTGGCTGACATAGAATTGATAGCTTACTTGATGACGTTCTTCACCGACGTCGATTTGAAGTTAATCTTGGAGGAGATGCGTTCTAGAACGTAAGAAGGTAGACTTGACAGGCGCACGCGGGTGTGCTAAGATGGTCCTACGCCGTGAGGCGTGCTCTGTGTCCTTGGAGCTTGAGGCGGGCAGGGGAGTCACAACCCGACGGGGTTCCCCGGTCCGCCTCTACAAGGGCGGCCCAAGGACACAAAAATGGAACCACCTGCCCTATTATCAGCCGACGAATGGTCCGCTGTCAATACTCAAAGGGCGATAACAACCTCAGTAAATCGCGAAATAGTCAAGGTGGGGGCTGTCTACCTCCGCTCGACAAGCAAGATTCCAGTCAATGACAACTGGTCGGCGAGTAAGTATCTCGACACCAACTTGCAGGATTGGATTGACAATGAGCTATTCAAGTGGAATAACGTCGGGTTCAACCTGCAGCAAGGCTGGGTTGACATCGACATTGACGGTGATGATTCGGACTACAACAAGTGCATCCATCAAGCCATGCAACACGTAGGCGTCGATTGCCGATTGGCATTTGGTAGACGGAGTGTCGGAGCGCCGTGTCACTTCCTTGTCCAACTCCCGGAAGAGGAAGCGCGCTCGTTCGAAGACTTCAAGCGATTTGAGCCGAAGCCAGTACGAATTAAGAATCAAAAGTTCTATACTGAAATTCGATCTGGGGACAATCAATCCGCAGATGCAAAGCAGACTGTTGTTCCTGGCTCTATCTATGTTGAGGGAAGTCGAGCTGATATTTCGGTATGGTGGAACGGACAAGGAAGCGTCGCTAAGTCTCTTAATGAGCTTACGCAGACAACTCCAAGAAGCGTTAATTTTGATTGGCTCGTTCGAGCAATCGCTTTCGGCACCATTCTCTACCTCATCAAGCCTCAATGGGTCGCCGGAACCCGACAGCAAACCGCCCTCCAATTCAACGGATGGCTCGCTCGCGTAGTCGATGAAAGCTACGCTATGAATAACAGCGAGCAGCTGTCTCAGGAAGTTCGCTGTCCGATTGACACCGATGATATCGCTGAATCGCTGCTTCAATTGATCTGCGATGCAACGGGAGACGAAGAAGCGTTTATGCGCAAACGCGTCTACAAGGATGCGCGCAGCAAGCTAAGCCGAAATCCGGACGCCAAGATTCCCGGCTGGCCAGCGATGCGAAAGCTCCTGGGGGAGGAGATAGTACAAGCTCTGCGGAACGTCTGTATTCCGGGCACCGATACCAACGTCCTGATGCAACTGGTCGAACAGTACGTCTACAACAAAGACGATGGGCGTTACATTGACCGAATCGGGTTTAAGACCGCAGTCGGCAAGTTTGAATTCGATGCCGAGGATCTTTATCGGTTCCACAAGCCCGACACAATCATGATAGCGGGCAAGCCCCGCGAGGCATTCAAGTCGTTCGAGATGAGCAAGATGCGGGTGACAGTTCACGAGGCCGACCTGTTTCCAATGATTGACCCAGGCGAGATATTCAGACTGTCGCGCTCTCAAGGTGTGGTTCCAGACGAGTTTGAGGGCAACGACGCTCACTTAGTGTTCAACACGTGGCGAGGATGGAACCATAAGCCGCCCGCCATTATTGACTTGCTCCTCATGAAGCAATGCGAGGAACGGCTCGATCGAGTTCTGGGCTGGCTCACATGCGACCGCAAGGAACAGGCCGAGTGGATAAAACAGTGGCTGGCTTGGACGATTCAACATCCCGGGGACAAGCAGCAGATCGCTTGGGTAGTTGTAGGGGGACAGGGTGTTGGAAAATCTTTTATGGGAAACGTATTTTGTAGCGCTCTATTTGGTAATCTATATGGAATGGTGAGCGGCAAATCCATCGGTGAACGGTTCAGCGTTTCTCCATTTATTGGCAAGATGCTTGTGTTCGCCGATGAAGTGCGGTTCAAGAGCCGGGATGCCGTCAACGAAATCAAGTTGCTGATTCGCAACACCAGAACTCACGGCGAATTAAAGGGGATTGATGCGCGGGATTATCACATTTATGCCCGCTTGATGTTTGCGTCGAACGATATGAACCCGCGAATTAGCGAGGAGAACGTAACGGATCGCGCACTCTTCGTCACCAAGGCTTACACCCCTGAATTTATGGGTCTTAGTCAGATCGCCTTCCGCGATTGGGCGATCACGCACAAGCCGTTTTTCGATAACTTCACAGCCTTCCTCAAGCGGCCCACTGTCGTTGAACACTACATGCAAATGTTCATGTCGATGGCGGTGAATCGACACTTGATCGAGGATATTCGCTATTCATCGTCGCGCGAACCCGATATCGTGCTACACAATTTGAGCCAGCCGCGTAAGATCGCCAGAATGATAATTGAGAACGGTTATCTATTCGAGGATTTAGACATATCGACGCCGTTCACCAAGACTGAATTCCTCACCCAAGTCGCTGAATTGTGCAAGAAAATTAACGACAACGCTCGCCCGTTGTACGTATTTGAAGAGTTCGACAAGCTCGGGATGCTGGAAGAGATATTCGCCGGTAAGGGCCGCAAGCTTCGGTTCAAGTGGCGCATCGGTGAATTGACGGCTAAATTCGGCGATGCAATCGGAGTATCGCTTGAGCCTAAGTTTGAATTCGGTCCCGGCGACTTTGGCCCGAATGAGCACGTCGGCGATAAGATTGTCGCTTGGAAAGGCGCACGGAGGCATAAGTTCTGAATGCTCGTACAAGGTAGAAGGGGGACTTGACAGCAACCTCGCGCTGTGGTAGGATGGGCGCGACGCTAATGTCAGTCAACAGGAGTGAGTGTAATGAGTGATGCAACGGATACCGGCAACGGCGAGGCCAAGGTCAAAAAGTCGATTGTCCCGGCGAAGTACGCCGGCAAATATAAGGACGGTGGCAGCGATGATCTCGCGAAGTTCATCAACGATATCTGCCGCGGCAAGGAAGGATTCGACTACGCCAAGTTCTTCACGCTCTGCCGCGAGAACGGGCTGCCCGAAGACAAGGTCGCGATGTACGAGGGTCAGGTCGAAGCCAAGCGTCTCGGCTCGCAAGGTCGGGCGCGGATGACCCTTCGCAACATGCTCGCTACCATCGTCCGCAAGGAGGGTCAGCTAAGGGATATTGACGGCGAAGCAGTAGACATCGAACTGCCGAAGGTTGCCCTGACCGGAGCCGCTGCAAAGGCCAAGCAGGAGACTGCGGGCGAATCGACGGCCGAGAGAAAGTTCTGAGACGACGAGAACTTTCTCGTGGGGGAGGGCGTAGAGTCCCTCCCCCATTTTCTTAGGAGGTTGATTTGGACTTTATGAAGAGATTAATGGCCTTAGTAGAAGAGGCTGAGGCCGAACAGATCGATCTTGAGGACATCATAAATGACCTTGAGACGATGCAGGAGACGCTTCAAGGACGTCTCGATGAGGAGAAGGACCCAGAGTAATGGCAACTACACCACAGAGACCCGTTTCCACTTCATCGCCCCCGGCGTTGAAAGCGGACCCGAGCGGCAATCTTGCTCCAGAGCACGAGCGCGATCCTCGCCGCCCCGGTGAAGGTCACCGAGTCGACAGGGAGGCGGCTCGAGAAGAGCGCCGCCACGCAATGGAAGACGCGCCTCCACAGCTGAATGAACAGATGCAGCGGAGTCGCGAAATCGAAACGATGGGCGTCGAGGCATGGAAAGCCTCGCAGGATCAGCGCCCGATCGAAGAGCAGCCGGTATTGGTGAAGGACGCCTTGCCGATTGGCGACGTTCTCAATACGCCTCCTGATGTTGGGCGGCGAGTGCCG